CCGCGTTTAAGTAAAAATCGCTATCGACATAACCTGTACTGTCGATATAAAGCTCATCCGTGGTTGCTGTGGTAAATATTTTCCCGCGAATTAAATTTTTATTTTTTATGTAAGCTTTTTTATTTGCAGTTGCTGGATTGAATGATAAAAGAGTATCGCTACGTGATGCTGAAGTAAACTCATTGGTATCAACAGTTACTTCTCCCTCATCAACAAACACACACCCGCCAGTCGCTATAGGATTATATAATTTCTCTGTTTTAATATAGGCCCTTCCAGCACCTTCTTTTATAATGACGTCACCAACCCCGCTATCGCGCGAATATTCTTTTACGTGTATTGAGCAATTAGAGTTAATCGTACCGTCATTAGTTTTAATAATAGCGCTTGGTTTGTGGATTTTTACATACTCAAGCGTAGTCATATCATGAGTGCCGTCATAAATACCACCGCCAACTGTTTCTAAAGCGAATTGATTTGTCGCACCTGGCGTTTGTGCTAATATTTCGCTGAATGCTTTGTCGTCTGTTAGAAATGATTCGTCATCGCTTAGACCATTATTTGTTGCATCGTTTCCATGTTTCCCAACAAAATATGCGTTTAATCTATTAATATTTTTTTCTTGCTCTTTTCTTATGCCGCTCATGATTATATCTCCCATACCCTACAAAATTCAATCCACCACAGATTTGTAGACTGCTTACGTAATCGCAAAGTCTCAAATCTTTCAATAATTGGAAATACAGAAGAACCAGAAGTCCATGTTTGCGCTCCGCCAGATATTCTATGACCTTTCAGTAATACGCTACCCTCGGGGATTATCTTTGCAATATCAGCGATATTATCCCTGCGTATATCCATGTAAAATCCATCGGCTAACGTAGCACGCTCTATAATTCGTACATTTTGTTGGCTTGTGATTTCTATCCCGTGCTGATTGTGGTGCGGTTGCGGCGAATATTCTAATCTAGCATATCCTGATGTTTCAGGCGCATGGCTACCAGCCAATGCGAATTTAATTGTAATACCGCCAACAGGGATTTCAGTAATAACATGTAATCCATTATAATTTGCTGTTCCAACAATTTCAATTTTGTCTCCTACATCTTTTAAGGCACTAATTATCCTATCAAATATGCAAGTAACTGTGCTGCCATCTGTTGAAATATTTACAATCTGTGGATCTTCTAATTTTAACATTTGCGCAGCAAAACCATAAGTTATAGTTGCGGCTTTTTCCTGTTCCACGGTAAACAATGGCTTCCATGCAGCTACTGGTATTACCGCACCAGCAGCTAAACCATGAGCAACGCTAAAACGTCCTGTTGCCGCAGGAAGAGAATTATCAGGAATTTCTAATAAGATATTAATGTTAGGATTATTGCTTATCCAATTAGCACCATTCCAATATCCGCCAATTATTTTTCCGTTTTCGTTGTAATCTACTACTGCGCCGCTTATTGAATATCCTATAATTACCTCTAATTCATCAGTAGTTTTTAACGTTACAGGTCTGCCTTCTTCTGTTGGGTCAAGCCATGTTAACGCAGTACCTGTAATTGCATAATCAACTCCATAATTGCGCAACTGACCGTTTAATGTTAGTATTGTATTTTGCGCTGTAAATGGAGGTTGAGAAATAGTAAATGCTGTTTGTCCGTCTGAATTAATAACCAATCCAACAAAATAATTTGGACTACTTGAATTATTAGTATTTATTATTGTAGCGGTTGATGTTGGATGTTCTAAAAAATAATCAGATGTTAATAAAGCGTTATTAGTCGCCCCTCCAGCTACTCCTTGTAATATGTCTGTAATAGGCGGTAAAGCATTAAACTTAAGTATAGCACCAGTATCTTTTCCTTCAAGATCAAATTTAACAACATTATTTTTATCACTGATTCTAAGCTGTCCATTTATGTTATCAAGCGTTCCGCCTATACCTAAATCGTCTCCAACGGTAACATCTCCTTTAAATCGTGCGTTATCGCCATAAATTACACCAGTAAATGTCTTATCTCCAGCAATTGTTTCATTGCCAGTTTTATGCACAACATTTTTTACATATTCGCCAGTTGCCAGCCATCTGCCTGTTGCAGAATGGTTTGATAAAACTATATCAATATCATCTGGCGTTGCTGTTGACGTTGAATTCCATTGATATAATTTTTGAGTATCTACACAAAAAATAAGAGAACCATCTTTTCTGGTTAACGCGTCTTGTGTTAATGGATAAGCTTTTAATTGAACAATCGTAGCTTGTGGGAAGCTTATTAAATCCAACTCGCCTTCAAATGTATCAGCCATAAATCTTATCCTCTTTTATAATGATGTAAATAATCGGTCATCAATACTAATAAACAAATCACCATTTAATGCTTTAAATATTCTGTTTGTCGGCGTTGGTGGTGTTCCGCCTGCGCTTTGCAGTACTAAGCCATTTTTAACCAAGCCGCCAGATACGCTCATACAGATACCTTTACATTTAGATTAGCGGCTGTTCCGCCGCTAAAGTTAGCCCGTAATAAATTGCCAAATTCCAGTGGTTTTATAATGGTTGCTTTTGGACTTGTAAAAATAGCCGGCGTACCATCAGATTCTAAGTCTAGTGTAATCCAGTTTACCCCGTCATCTGGCGAGGTTTCAAAAGTAACCTGTCCAGCTCCAAATCCGCCCCAAATATCTACCTTAATCTCACCGCCGAGATGATTATAATATTTATCGGCAGGTGTCGTATAAGCACCACCACTATGGTTATCGATTAAAAGCGGCATAATTTTCTCCGAAAAATCAAATATTATGGTTAAATTAACACCATGACATATGATTGTCTATACTATATAATCTTCAGAAAGTTAGTAATCTCAATATATATTTACCTATTTAAGCAATCCTTAAGCTTTATAAAATATCAACCTAATATCCGTAGTATATTATATATATCGTGAGGATTGTTTATTGCACGGATGCTTCCTTTAAAAATTATAAAACAACAACAAATTAATTGGAGATTTTATGAAAAAATGCATTTTTTTTAGTTTTTGTGGCATGCTCTTTGTGAGTACGATGCTTTTTAGTGTTAATAGTTATGCTTGTGAGCAACATGTTGAAATACCAGTTAACACCAATGGGTTTATTTATTTTACGTTTCCGCAATTAATGCCGTTCACTAAAGAGATAAATGGACAAGAATATGCGATGATAAAAACTACTACGTGTGTATTTTCTACTAAATATTCCGGAACAATTTCTTTTTTTATGATGAATGAAACTGGCAATAAAGGCACAAAAACAATCACATCAAATACACCATTAACATATAAATTTGAAGGTTATTATCCGTATGTTGAAGGACGCTCACCAATGGTGGATCTATATAATATGGGTTGCAACACAGGAACGGATGGCGATACCTGCATTAAAGCAAAGCAGCAAAAAATAGATAGTTTAATTATAGACTGTTATTAATAATCTTAAAAAAATGCCAGATATTTAATCTGGCATTTTTTATTATGGATTATAAGGAATTGTCGGCCATCCTGTTGTAAAATCATAATCTTTGACATCTTGGATGGTCGTTAAAGCATTAATTGCATCAATATGGTCGTGTAAATTTTCATCTGTTGCCCGATGCAAATCATCTATTAAATCAGATATATTTGATAAATCAGTGATGTCTACAACATGTTCAGAACTATTAATATCTCTTAAATAAAAATCTAACGGAACTGTTCCAGAACGACTATAGCGCGCATAATACTGATGTGCTTCTGATAATTGTCCTTGCGATGAGTCATATGTATAAGTAGCATAAATCACATTTCCTTTATAATAAGTGTTTGCGTACGACGTAGCTTCTCCTATTTTAGTTTCTTTAGCTGTCACCAAATTAGGATAATAAGTATAATCTTCTAATGCTGCAACGTAAGTAGCCTTATTGCTAATATATCCATCACCATCAATATAAGGTATTTCCAATAATTCGCCGTTAATACCATCTGAAACAAAATGCTTAACGCCTTGCTCATAATAACGCGATGTTTTACCTGATGGCAAACTGTATGTTGGTTCTTGCGTTAAGAAAAATGTTAAATCGCATGAAAAATCATCAATTATTATAACGTCATCTGCCGTATGTATGAATTTTCCCATAAATCACCCCTATAGTTTTATAAATAAATTAAAAAATGTACTTGGTTGCATAATATTAAATGGGGTATTCTCACCTCTATTACCAGTAGTAGGTGACGACATTCCATTACCACCGCCACTCCAATTACTTCCAACAGGACCTCCTCCTGTAAAATTAGTATTTGGTGGTAACGGAGGATGCGTATGCATCGCCAATTCTGCCACTGACTGCTGATGCGCCTCTTCACCTAAATATTCACCAACCACTCTCGGCGTTAATCCTGCCCCGCTTCCAGCGCACGCGATTGCTCTTCCTAATGTCCTAAGCAATGTTATTGTTTTATGCGCCGTAAAATCTGCTGCTGCTGACGCTCCACGTCCTCCAGACACTGGACACCATGAGTCTGGTATTTGTCCCCATAATAGTATAAATAAATCCTCTGTATCATCATTTGCCCTTGTTGTTCCGCCAGATAAAGCATCACCTATAGTTCCATCATTCATAATAACCCATCCTGGCGGCGCGGTCGGTCTAACTGTTATTTTAACATCTCCAGTTAAAAATTCAGAACCGCTTATTCCATTATCTGACAAAATAAAATAAGTTCCGTTATAAACCAATTCAATTTGCTTTCCTACTAAAATCTCACCTTCGATTAAATCGCCACCGTTCCCATCTTTTATATCCTTAACTGGCAATGTATCTATTCTTGCGGTTGCAGCACCTGTGTTTGTATTAGTTGCTATAAATCTAACTCTTTGCCCTTCCTGATAAACGGGCGGGTATTTTTTAGCTCCAATTACGCCAAGCTGATAAGCTGTTGCTGTTCCTGTATCTAAATAAAAATCTCCAGCACCAGCGTAAACAGCCATAGCTTTTGATGTTTGGAATAAATCTCCCTCACTCAATGGCTGTCCGCTATCTGTTACTGCGTTTTGTAATTCAAACGTTGTGCTATTTATTTCAGCGGCATTAAACGTATCGCCTACGTTATCAACTTTTGCTGGTATCTGTTTCATTATGTCACCTCATTAATTTTAAAAACAAGCCGCGTATTGGCAGGCTTTACTTTTTCCAATAAACATCTAATAAAATCTAGCGGACTTGTTCCAATCGTAAATGGCACTGGTAAAGGAATAGTATCTGGCAAAGTTCCGCTAAAATCAACAACTATAATCATTGTGAATTTTGTTGCCTTAAGCCCCGAAGCAATTAAAAATGGAACAGGTAATGGAATAGTAGCAAAATCAGTCTCATGTTCTATTCTTATTGTATAGCCAAAAAATTCAGCTAAATCAATCCAATCTTTAGCTGTATTAACTTCCATTAACGCCAGTTTTGCGATTATGAATTTGCGCCTATCTATAAGCGTGGTTGTATCATCGATCTTAAAACACTCATCTGGAATTCCTAAAAATCTCTCCCAATCCTCTATTAGTTCATCTGCAAAAATAGGTATCATATTATCAGCAATGATTTTATGATTTTGCTCAACACGCATTATTTCATAAGCCAATCCTTGCAATAGCTTCCTAATGTTAGAGCCTTCAATATTTTTAGCTTCAAATAGCTTACCGCCAGGCAAATAATCAGCCAACGATTGCGTTATTTCACGTATTGTATTAACAATAAAAAGTTTTTGCGGCTCTATTTGTTCTAATAATTGGTTATAAGTAGTCATATTAAAAAGTTATAGTTCCTAATGTTCCAATTTCACCAGCTCCTATCGCTATGTCGCCAATAGGATTAACAAGGCTAAATTCTTTAACAGCTTCTCCTGTTTCTGGGTTTGCGGTATCTTTTATCGCTGACCGATATGCATCCTCTAAAATATTAACCCCAACATCTACATCCTGCCTAAAAAATACTTTTAATGAATTCTTAATAGCTGTTCTCATTGCGCTTGAGTCTGGCAATATAATTCCAAAGTCAAAATTGACCGGTTTTGGCGTAGGAGCTTCAACGTGAAGCCATGGCGCATCAACATTGGCTGGCAAGAATTGCAATAAAGCATCTCTTGTTGTTGCAACTTCTTGTGGATTTGGTATGTTGTCCAACTCGTCATTATCTCGTGTAAAATACATAGTTACATCACCGATTTCAGGTGTGATTGGAAACCCCCATGCCCGTGTATTACCAGTAATCTTTTTTATCTCATTAATTAAAAATGGAATGCTGAAAAATGATACTGGATTTTGATACCTATAAATTACCCTAGCTTGATAATCGCTAAATGTTTCTACCGGTGCGCCGCCGCCAATTTCCGTAAACTGTACATAAGCCTCATTATTTACACCTGCAATAGGATTAACTAACGTCATTTTCGCGCCAGCCGCTAGATTACCATCAGCCCCAGCCGCTACCGCGCTAATCTTAATGCTTGCAGTGTCGTAAGTTATTAATTTATTGCTACCAGTTGGCTGTGCTGGAGTGGATGTTATTGTATATTGCGCCTCGTCATTACTTATCACTGTAAGCATAAAAGTACCGTTATATTCTGTTTGGTCAATACCAGATATTACCGCGCTTATATTTGTAGCTAAATTATGAGGTATTTCAGTTTTAAAAGTAACTGTACTTCCTGAGCGTGACATTTCAATAATTCGCACAATATTTGTTGCAACAGCATAATCCTGCTCAATAACCTCAAATAACGCTCCGCTATTAATACTGTATTCCACGCCCTCGGTTATTAATGTGCTTGGAGTTCCATTTGTAGTAATAAAACCTATGGCTTTAGTTTCTGCATTAACAGTTATTTTTTTAAATACCCCGTATGGACTAACAAAATCAAACTCTGTTGCGGTTGTAGGAAATACTTGTTTGATTATTTCTTTTTGCTGAACGTAAATATCAAATAATCTGCCAGCATCGCCATTAGCAATTGCACGTATGATTTGCTCTCTAATTGATGGGTCAAGCGTAGGTAATACACTCTGTATATCTGTATATATGCGTTGCGCCACCTCTCGGCGCGTTTCTGGGAAGCTTATATTAGCCATTTATTACCGTTTGCCTCCAAATATCGTAGCCTAGTTTTGCTATTATGTCGTTTTTATCATAAAGAATAATAGTTAAAATTATTCCATTATTTTTTATCAATCCGCTTACGCTTATCCTGTCGCTATAATCATCATCGATAAACCATTGCAATGCAGTACGCGCAAAATCAACGGCTTTATTAATCGTATCTTGCGTTAATCTTGCTTGTGATAGTAACCATAATTTAGAGCCTGTATTTAATCCTTCAATATCGCCCATCTCATTGCCAATCCATCCGCGCCTTTTTTGCGGAGGGGATATTTCGCTATCATCTGCTCTGGCATCAGTTAATAACGACATTAATATCGCGCTTTCAAAACCAGATGTGCTTTCAAAATCACCGCCAGATATTGGCAGGTCATAATATCCTTTATCGGTTAAGCTTATTTTTAAATCGGTTATCGTTTGAGCCATTTTATTAGTATATCACTATAAGTATATTAGCAAAATACTATCCTAGATTGATGTGTTAACTCCGCCGCCAGTTATAGTTCCTATTCCAGTACCAGTATTAACTTGCACAGCATCGCCCCTTCTTGCTATGTCATTTCCGCCAACCCCTAAATTAATATGCGAAGCCTCTATATTAACAGTTCCTGTTCCAGAATTAACGTTAACATTCCCATTAACATTTAAGCTTATATCGGCATCTGTTTCTATCGTGCTGGCTAATAATTTAACAATAGCTGTAGTTTTTATCTCAATATTACCGCTTTCAGTTAGCTTTATATAAGCCTGGGTTTTTTCATTGCCAATTAAAACCTCACCTTCTTTAAGGTTTTTAAACCTCGTATTTTGTGAGTACGCTATGCCAGCAAGATTTCCCTCATGACCAAATATAGAAAACTTTAAAACCTGCAAATCTAAAGGCGGGTTAGTGTATAACCCATAAGGATTAACCCTTTCAGCTAAAACATTTGGCTTGCCTAAATATGATATGCTCATAACAGGATAAAAGCCTTCATCAGTTGTTGCGACATCGATATAACCGCGCAATATAATGCTTTTAACTTTATAGCGTAAATTTTTAATCATTTGACCTAAATTAAGCATTATTACCATCTCCGCTACTTAAGTCCTTAACATAAAATTTTCCAAAATCTAATTCATCAGATTTTTGTTTTTTTGGCTTATTAAGTTGTAAAGTAAAACTATCCTGTGGCACGCATTTTAGATGAGTTATAGAACCCTCGTTATTATCTTTCTTGAAAGTTACAGAACTAATTAATAACGTTGCGTTAGTTATGTTGCTCTCAACGTCATCTATGCGTACAAGCTTGTTTGGTAACCAAATTCCATTATCAAGTAATGGTTTAAATCCTACAACGTCGCATTCATAAACAACAGATTGTGCCCTCCTAAAATTACCTTCCCATTTAACTCGTTTTTTTACATCCTCATCCTCGCTTGTATCATCGCTTGATAAATAATAAATCCTTGTTTTTCGTATTTCCTCATCAAAATCTTTTGCTGATACATCTGAATTTTGTTTAGTCGTTGATTGATTACCAATATAATAATCACTCATTGAATTGCCCTGGTCTGTAATCCTGTATTCATGGAAGCGTTTAGTGTTATCAAAGGACATGTCTGAACCTTTTATTACCTGATAATCTTTTTTATTTCTTGTTAATATGGTTTTATAAATATCAGTTCCGGCACGCTGAAAAACAATATCTCCGTCATTGTTGGTTGTTATTAAAACGTTGCGCTTTGATGCATATTGCTGGATTAAGTCTTCAGCGGTTTGTCCAAGCTCTGCTGTGATTACTTCTTTTATTGGAGCTAAATTATACGGGTCTATGACCTTAATATTTGTCATGCCATAAAACTGCAATACTTTTTCAATGATTTGCTTAACTGTGGCGGGTAATTTTGGTAAAGGAATTGCGGGGGATAAAGTATTGTCTACCAAATCACATGTCCTATCCCTGCCTGATATTGATAATCTATGAGTAGAGGCATCAATAGATACTTTTAATGTTTCAACATAGCCGTTAACAACTGCAGTGTCATTGACGTAAATTTTACATTCGTCATTAACTTTTACTGGAAAAGTTTTTCCTTTAGTAAAACTTCCATCAAATTCAAAACTACCACATAACGTTTCAATTGTTTTTGTAACAGATACACTTTCCCAGCCTGTATACCTAATCCCGTTAACCTCTATTTGTATGTCTGTAACAAGTTCCATTTGTTATTCCGAAAGCATTTTAATCTTACCGCTTACGCGGGATGGATTATATATGTTGTTTAAATCTAAAATTATATCGTAGTTATCGGTGTTTCCGTAATACTGATAAACCAAAACAGCTAAAGGAATTGGATTTGTTTCTATCTCTATAATTCTTGGCAATGTTAATCTGATTTGATTAAAAAATTTATTAGCCTGCACCCTTATTTCATCCAGCTGGTCTAATAAATCCTCAGTTAAAATAACTTTATCGTTATCAATTAACGCGTCGTAATTGCTATTTAATTTGGCAACTATGTTATTTAATTGGTCTTGGTCTGTATATTCTATGCTGCGCGCCGCATCATACATGTTAGTTAATGCCAAACTATTAACAGAACCGTTAATTACTTTTTTGTTATTTACATTTTGATTATTTTGCACTGTATCAAAATTAAGATGCACATCATTTGAGCCAAACCCAAAAAAACTATCATTTGAATTAAACCTTGCCTGATTGTCATTGATTGATATTAAATCAAAATTGCTCATTAATGTTGTAACATTACCGCCAATATCTCCACCTGCAGATGCTATTTTAGTTGTGTTGCTTCTGAATTTTCTCGCGAAATTCTCATAATCGCTTTTTCCGCTAGTATCTCCTCCAACCGCACCGCCGCTAAGCGCGCCGCCAGCTTCCTGCAAAAATCTTTCAAGCTCTCTTAATTTTTGCGCGGCAGCTTCAACATTCTTTAAAAATTTTGCTATATATTCTAAGTTTAAATGTTTTTTCATGAAATCATATAACTTATTATATAGATTTGCGATTAATGACCTTACATCCTTTCCAGGCAACGGATAAGTTTTGTCCAAAACTTCTTTAAAATTAATAGTATATGTTGCCTTGCCCAGGCTTTCCATTTGCTCAACAATAGTAAAGCCAAGGCATACGCAATTAATACTGCCCAAAAAAGGATGGATTAATACTCCGCGCCCTTGTTTATTCAATGCCTTTTCAAGCTTCTTTTTATTATCTTCATAAAAAAATCCTTGGATTACTGCTTGAATTGTAAATTGTCTGGTATTTTTTCCTAAATCTTCTGTGTCGTCTCCCTGCCCAGGATATTGATGAATAACTACACGCCTGCCGTCCGACCTTGAGTCCGCCAAAAACAAAAACTCAGCTCCATCAAAACTTGCAGGATATAATCTGTCAAATAAAAATCCCATATTTAAATCCTCGAGTATGCCATCCCGCTACCTAAGTTTAGTTTCATGTCGTGGTCACCTTTTCCTGATACGCTCTTAACATTACCATTGGGGTCGTGAATATTAATGTCAATGCTAGATTTTAACGCACTCATTATTCCTGCCTGCATTGATGACGGCTTTAATAACGATGCCCCAGTAGCTCCACCAGCTTTTGCGCCACCAGCGGTAGTTGGAACAGCCCTAGCAGTAGTTGCCATTGCGGAATGCAACGTTGAAACATGCGATATCATTAATTTTAAAACCGTCATTAACGGGCTGGTTATTGAAATATGCTTAAAAAAATTAGTAATTACTTTTGCCGTCGCATCGATTGCGTTTCTAAATATTTTAATATGTTTATACGCCAAATCAAATACAGTTATTAATGTAGTTATAACAGCGATTGGCAAAAATACTGACCGCCATAAGAACCTAAAAGAACCGCCCAAAAATTTTAATGCGGCAGCGGCTAATGGAACTTTGTCGCTTATTAACGCTAAAACAACAAGAAACTTACCAACAACAAGCAATATTGGTCCAATAGACATTGCAACAAACGCAAATCCACCAACAAGCGTTTTAGCAGTTCCGGATGTCGCGCTTAATTTTCCTTCGAGTTTCGCGAAGCCATCCAATAAGCTTACCGCCATTGGTTTTAATTTGTCGCCAAAAGATATGGCTAATAAATTTGTATTATTTTTTAACCTTATTTCCGCTCCAGATAAATCCTTCATGTCGACAGCGGCTAATTTTGATGCCAAGCCATGGTCATTAAGGGCTTTTTTATAATCATTAACCGCTGGCAACCCATCCATTAAAGAATTCATTACTGAACCTGCAGTATTACCGAACGCAATAAATGCCGCCTGCTCTCTCATACTTGGAACAACGTTTTTTTTAAAATCAGCTAAAATAGCGGTCAATGGTCGCATTTTTCCGTGAACATCCTTTAGCGATACATGTATGGCTTTGAAAAAATTAACCGCCTGTTTAGATGGGTTAATTATATATTGTAAACCTTCTCGCAATCCAGATAATCCCTGTCTGACATCAATTCCCTGTTTATCTAATGCTGATAATATAGATAGTGTATCGGTAAAACTCATTCCTGCAGCATCTGCCGTTGATTTTACTTTGCCCAATCCTTTAGACAATGCGCCCAAATCCATGTTAGTCTGGCTTGCTACAACCGCTAATTTATCATTCACCGAATTCATTTGCTCGCCCGTGAAATTATACCCCTTCATAATTCTGGCTGTTATTTCCGATGCATCACCTAAATCCATCATTGTCGCAGATGCTAAAGTTATAGCTGGAGGCATAGCCTTAGCTATTTGAGTATATTTAAATCCAACATCAGCCATTTTACCTTGCGCCGAAGCTACTTGAGATGCTGTAAAATCTGTTGTAGCACCAAGGGTTTTAGCCTGGTTACTTAATGACGCGAATTGCTTATCTGTTAAATGCGCTGATACACGCATGCGCTCCATTGATTGCTCAAACTTATCCGCAGTCCTCAAGCTTAATACACCAGCCGCTACTAATGGGGCAGTAACTTTTAATGACATGCTTTTTCCCATCTTTGTCATTTTTTCGCCAAAAGCTCTAACTTTAGCACCAGATTGTTCTGCTTTTTTTGCTATAGTATCGAAATTATCTCCGATTTTTTTTGCGACCGCAGAAAATTCATCTATAGCTTTAAAACTGTAAGATACGCTAAAATTAGCCATGCTTATTTTCCTCAGCTAATATTCTACCTAAATTATTATTTATTTCATATACTGAGGGAAGCGGCATGTTTTGCAGTTCTTGATAAGATATTGCGCCATTAAGATGACGGCATATAAGCAAAAGAATATAAGTCATTTCGCCAGTAGGCGTTTCATCCATGAGGCAATTATAAAATTTACAATATACTGACCCATGACCTCCTCTAATTCCTCATCATCTATTTGCTGTAAATGATAATCAGTTATTGTATTGCAATTCCCCTCTAAACTTAAACATCCGTTTTTTAATAAATCACAAAACTCTTGTTTTATTTCAACGAATTTATCATTAGCGGCTAAAGCAAATAGAACTTGTTCTGGCTCTAAACTTGCCTTTTCATTTTCATTCGCTTTGTTTTGATTATTAGAGTTTCCGCCTAACGCCAAAAATGATGCTATGACCTTCTGCCTAAGCTTTGCTTTTTGTTTTGATAATTTATTTGATGGAGCATATAAAACCAATGTCTTGGTTTCTTTTTGTCCAGTTTCATCTTGATAGCTTATAGGATTTGATAATTCAAAAGTAAAATCCGATTTATAAGTATCGTTAATTGTTGCCATAAATTACCTCTTTTGCATTTTATAAAACAGGGTCGCCTTTAAACTCAATCGGCAACTCTGGATTAACCTTAAAAGAATTCTCAGGGTCATTTGACATTGACATGTGAACGAATACTTTTTGAAAATCGTTTTCATGCACTGTAATTACACATAATCCTACAAGATTTTTTAATGCCTCAACATTTTCAATGTTCGTTCTGTTTAAGTCAATCATCCCTTTTACATGGCTAACTTTTGTCGAGACATCCTCGGAGTGAGCTGTAGTAACAGTTCCACCGCCGCCACTTAAGGCTTCTACACTTGTTTCACCAAGTCCGCCAATATAAGAAAATGTATTTGGTTTAAAATAATATTGTCTGTTATTTATAACAACCGTTGGGTCATATAGTGTAGCCATTTTTTACCTCATTTCATTAATTCGTAAAAACTAATTCTATGTATCCAGTTATCTCGCGCAATTGCGTAACCGCTGGATTAATCATTCTAACCGTTGCTCTGCCTAATGCCTCGTTTATAGTGACGATTAGATTATTAACAAATAATTGTTTTGCATCAGTGCCAGCAACCATGATTGCCGCATCTGCTAATTCTCCATATAATTTAATGCATTCTGATTTTACCGAACCTTCATTGGCCATATCAAAATCTGGTATTAATTTGCCCGTAGTTAATCGATATTGCTTAAATCTTTCCTTTAATTTAACAGTCATATATTCGCGCACAACTGACGCCTGGTCTAAATAGTTTAAATATTTATAAGACACATCATTTTTTCCAAAAGTATTTGTTTTATACCGTGTAACTACATCACCAATTAAAACCGCAGTATTTTCAGTGTTGTTTCCAAAAATACCATAACCAGCATCTAATAACTCAAGCGTTTCTTCTTCGCTCCATACGTTTCGTTTATCAGCCAACGGGACACCTGGTAATGGCGTATTATGATAAGGCAGCGTTGATATATGTATTCCGCCAAAATTATCACGTGAAGAAAGTACCGCATCGGTATAATCAGCAATTTCAGCGGATGGAGTTAATCGCAATGAAGAGATGGCGGCTATTTTTGCAGCTATAACATAATTCATCTGTACGTGAGCAGAGCCAACAACTAATAAATCAGCATTTCCAACAGGCAGTAAATTAACTGGTTTGTTTGGAAGTAATGCTACTGATTTTTTATTAGCCGCAACAGTAGATGATTTTAAATTAGCTAAGGTATCTGTTAATACAACAATCAAAGCACCGTCTTTAATTATACCGGTAGGCGTTGGCAACCATCTTGTTTCAAGAAAAGTAACAACAGCATCAATATCGTAACTTTCAGGCATTACAATACGCTGCATTCTGATATTTGCTATAGTAGTAAATACGCTTGTAATTGTAGGCGTTAAACTGCCGCCTGTAAATTGTGTTATTGATAAAGAAATTCCCGCAACATACCCTTCAATTTGTATTGTTAGTTTATTACCTTCCGCGCCTTTATTTACGGCGGTTAAAGCAACACTACCCGCGGTATTTATAGCTGTTACCGGACAGGTATCATCAGCGGTTATTGCAGATACCAAATCATCACCAATCACAGTAGCGGTATCGCCGGTTGTAATATCCAATTTATATCGATGTTTTTCAGCATCGCCAACAGTAACATAAATGGTTTTATCTTCTGTGGCTGCCGTAGGATTATTTGCAAATACAACAGCACCGGAAGCTGCAACAGAACTTGTTGCGTCATTAAAAAATATAGCATTAATTTGCGGCTTAATTTCTGAAACTTCAATCATTTCTTGAGCGGCGCGTATCATTGCCGCGCCAATAGAATTTTTACCTGCTAAAGTTTCAAATGTTAATCCTTGTTCTAATCCAGTATATAGTTCGCCTTCAATAGCAGTTCCTGCGCTTGTTTTTTGTCCTATAATTAATAATCGTTCCTGCTCTAACGTAGTTTGCACGGCTGCAGGAAGATTTTCAAATCTTACAATCGGAGTATTAACCGTCATTTGTGGTCTCCTTTAATTTTAATGATTTTTTGGGATGTTCTTTTTCTTCAGATTTTATATTTTTTTTATTTACTACTGACACACAATTATCAGTTTCGGCATCTTTTAATCGCTCTTGCCAGTAAATATCTTTTGGCAAATCGCTATTATCGTAAACGTCTATCAATATAACCGCGCCTTGCTTATAACCGCGCAATGGCTTGTTTATTAGTAATTCTATTTTGCTCATAATTTAAGCCTAACATACAAATTTTTAAAAAACTATACTACGCAACATCATCATCCAGATTAATAATTTGCTGCATTTTAACTAATCCGTCATCTGATAATGAGCTTTCAAAATCCATATA